CGTTGAAGCCGCAAGTGCCATCGCATATCTACAGGAAGAAAATGATACGCGACTGGCACACACGGTATCTTCGATTGAGGAAGCGGTAGAGAAGACCGGAAAGTTGATGCTGAGCCTTGTTGACCAGTTTTGGGACGCTCAACGACTTGTCAAGATTACAGGCGTTAATAACATGCTTGAAACTTTCCAGTTCTCAAAGTCCGATGTTGCAGGAAATACGGACTTCCGGGTGCAGGCTGGTAGTGGTGTTCCCAAGTCCCGAGCAGCAAAGCAAGCATTTCTTACTGAGATTGGAAAACTCGGATGGGTTCCTCCTGACCGAATTCTCCGTTATCTAGATATGGTCGAAACGAATCGACTGTATGAGGATACGCAGGTTTCCACACGTCAGTCTCAGCGGGAAAACATTAGGATGCAGGAACCACCGCAACAGCCGATGCCTCCTAATCCTTTCATGCAACAGCAGATGCCGCCTCAAATGCAAATGGGAGCGCCGCCACCTAATCCCATGATGCAACAGCCTGGAATGGTTCCACCTATGGTGATGCCGATTAATGACTACGATGATGATACTGTTCACATCGAAGAGCACTCTAGGTTCATGCGAACCCAAGAGTATGAAATTCTGCCGGATCAGATTAAGCAGAACTTTTTACAGCACCTTGCGCTACACAAACAGCGTTACGCTAGTATGATGCAATTCCAGCAGCAGATGGGTCAAGGTCTGCCGGGTACTGGACAGGAACAAATGGAGGCCCCTGGTCAATGAGTGGACTTGGTGAGTCAGAGACTAATGGTACAGGGGAACCGATTCAAAATGACGGCCCTGTAGAAGAAGTAGTATCTCCCCCTGACGACACGTTAGGCTCTGCATTTCTAAAAAATATCCCTGAGGTAGATCGCAGGGTTCTTGAGCCTTACGTGAAGCAATGGGATCAGGGTGTCAACAAGCGTTTCCAAGAAATTCACGCTCAGTATCGTCCCTATAAGGAACTCGGTGCTGATCCAGAAGACCTTCGAAATGCTATGGCGATTTGGCAAATGCTTGATGAAGAAGCAGGCCAGAGACAACTTCTGACGAATTTGGCTGGTCATCTAGGAATTGATCTAGAGGCAGCCATTCAAGCTCTTGCTGCTCAACAGCAAGATCAGCAAAGCGCACAAATGGATCAGCAAGTAAGTGATCCACGCTATCAGGGGCTTTCCTCTGAGTTTCTCGAAGAATACGGCCAGATGCGGCAGTTGATGCAGGCAGTCGGTCAATTTCTCGTGAATCAGCAACAGCAAACGTCAGCGCAACAGCAAGACCAGGAACTCAAGACGTATCTTAGCGAACTTCATAAGAAGCACGGGGATTTCGATGAGGAATGGGTCTTGATGAAAATGTCTCAGGGCATGGATGGCGAAAAGGCTGTTGGTGCCTTTAAGTCATTTGTCCAGAACATTGTGAATACTGCCGGTGGAAACTCACGATTGCAGCCACCCCCTATTTTGGGTGGACAGGGAGCAGTTCCTTCGAGCCAGGTTGACCCTAGCAAGTTCTCGCCAGGGGAGTCTAAGACTACCTTTGCGAAGATGCTAGAACTCGCAAAGCAAGCGTCGCAATAGAGAGGGAGAAAATGACCGCGACCCTTACTACTGTCAACGCTGGTCTGAAGGAAGTCTACCAAGGCAAGATTCAGAACCAGTTGAATGACGAACAAGTCGCTATGAAGCGGCTTGAGCGTACTGCCGAAGGGGTTATTGATACCGTCGGAGGCAAGTACGTAACCTTCCCAATCCGCACGCAGAGAAACGCTGGTATTTCATACCGCGGTGAAAATGCTCAGATTGCACCCCCTGCTCGTCAGGGTTACGCCGCGGTGCAAGTTCCGCTTCGGTATGGTTATGGCCGATTTGCTTTCACCGGACAGGTGATGGAACTTGCGGAAACGAATTACCAGGCTTTCGCTGAGATGGCGGAAGAGGAAATGGATCGGTTGAAGACCGATCTGAACAAGGACCAGAACCGTATTGCCTACGGGCATAAGTCGGGCAATGGTGTTCTGGCTATGATTAACGATACTGCTACTTCGGCAACTCACCTTGTCGTTGATTCTCAGTATCTTGAGCCTGGACAGATTGTCGATGTTCTCGTTGTCGCTACGGGATCGCCTACGGGTGGTATTGCTTCCACTCAGAGCACTCCGGTTACAATCGTCAGCGTTACCGGAAATTCAGTAGTCTTTTCTGCTTCGTTCGGTCCCTCAACTACTGGTCACGGCGTTTATCGCTTTGGTGACCGTACTCTTGAGCCGACCGGACTTTCGCAGATTGTTGCGGCTACGGGCGCGTTGCATGGTCTTGATCCAGCCACAACTCCAATTTGGGCAGCGCAGACAATCCATAACTCTGGGACGCCTGTTGCCCTTGCCGAAATCAAGATGATCCAGGCTTGTGACAATGCTCGTCGTAAGGGCGGGAAGACAAGTCTCATCCTGACTTCTCTTGGAGTTCGTCGGGCATACTTCAACCTGCTTACCCAGCAGAGGCGATACACGGATACGAAGAGTTATCCTGGTGGTTTCCAGGGTCTTCCCTTCAACTACGGAACAGAAATTCCGATGGTCGAAGACCCTGATGCACCACCCAACCGTGCCTGGTTCGTTCAGGAGAACAAGCTTCGTGTCTATCGCAACAAGGATTGGTATTTCGCGGATGAAGATGGAAACATCTTGAAGTGGGTCCGTGACTACGATCTTTGGGAAGGCATGATGAAGATGTACTGGGAGGTTGGTACTTCCCAGCGGAACGCCCACGTTCTGTACGACGACATTCTGGAAGCCTAAAGATCCCACCAGGGGACGGGAAGGGGGAGGTCTTATTGGCCTCCCCCTTTTCGCATGGAGAAACATGAAATTCGACACCGGGAAAGACTTAGTTGAAGTTCAGGGGATGCTTGTTGAGAAGGATGCGCTCAATATTGTTGATAAGCTTCGAGCGTATGATGATAACCTTGATATTCTGTATCTTAGTCCTGATCGAGCAGACGGAGAAGTCAACGAAGCGCCTTACATCATTGTTGAGAAGTGTCGAGATGGTTACTGGCGCCGTGTTTTCGAAGTTTGGACACTCGATGAAAAAGTCCTAGAGCGTATCTACAATGCAGATACTACTAGGCACGATCTTATGGCTGTTATGGATGGTCGGGTCGTTGATTTAAAGAAGGAACGGAATCAACGATTCAAGGAGCAGTTGGCGGAGAGCACGGATATTTATGCTCATCTTCTAAAGAACCCAACCACTTCGTACTCTTTTCCAAATGCCGACGGGCAGATCGTCAAGATGGACGATAAATTTGGCGTAACGCACGTAGATGGGAAGAGCGTCGAGAAGGGCTAGCCAATGGGTACTACGTCAGTTCAGGAAATCGTTCGACAAGTACAGCGGCTTTTCGGTGATACTTCTGAGGCTCAAATCTACGCTCAGGATATTCTCGATTGGATCAACGCTGGGCAGATGGAAATTGCTCGACAGACGGAATGCTTGCAAGGATTACAGAAGATCAACACTTCTGTTGACGATCCTACTGATGGAATCATACTTCCTGACGATTTCATCAAGGAACGTCGAGTCACCTACAACAACATTCTCCTCGCCCGTACAACGCTAGAAGACTTGGATACATTGCGACTGGCGACAACTCCTTCAACTACAGATGGTAATTCCTTGTATTACTATATCTGGGGTGGAAGTATGTTCTTGTGGCCTGATCCCACAAATATCGGAGTTGATTTCTATAAGCTCTGGTATGTGCGTGCTCCGTCCCTTGTCTCTCAGTCCTCCGATCAACTCTCAATTCCGTATCACATGCATGATGATATTATTCGCTTTTGCTTGATGAGAGCGAAGGAATTGAACGAAGATGAGCAGGGTGTTGATCGCATTTCAGGAGAACTGTCGATCCGTATGGCGCAGAATCGAGAAGAATCCTTCACGCCTAGCGATTCGTATCCCGTAGTTCGTGATTACGCCGGAGATATGTGGTAATGGTAATTGCCAACGAAGACAATTTTACCATCAAGGCCTGGGCTGGCTTAAATATGGCTGATGATATAGAAATCATCGCCGATGAAGAGTTA